CAAGGTACCTTTGCCGTACGACCGCGCGGCGCAGTTCAACTATCTTGTGGTTGACGTACCGGTAATGACGTCCGACAATAATATGCTCAACTACGAGACGCGAGACGGGTACCGTCGTTGGTACTTCTTCATCAACGGGTTCACTTCGCTCGCGCCCTCAACCACAACGCTCACCATCGCTATGGACGTGTGGACTCAGTACATCAATTCCGTTGGGTTCAATTACATGATGCTCGAACGTGGGCACGCCCCGGTCGCTGCAACCGATACCGATGAATATCTCAAGAACCCTATAGACAACTGCGAATACCTTCTTGCGCCTGACATTGATTTCGGGCGCGGGACGGTGACGCGCGGCGGGGAGTTCGTGCCTTTCGGAAACGGCGAGAAGTACCTTTGCTTCGCGTCCACGTGCACTCCCGCGCAGATAACTGGCGTGGGTAGCGCGGTTTACTCAAGCGACTATTCGTTCACAGACCCCATTTTCTCGGATGCGTCCGACTATCCCGATTCATCAAATCGATGGGGCCGCGCGTACAACGTCTCCGGGTACGGTTACGGCAGCGGCAAGTCGTACGAGAACTGCGCGGTTCCTACCGGGAAC